CCTGTACGTGACCATTACAAGAAGGGCGTTAAGGTGAATAGTGCCTATCGTAGTCCTGAGAGTAATGCAGCAGTCGGAGGCTCAAAGACCTCAGATCATTGCAAAGGCATGGCAGCAGACATTGAGATTCCCGGTGTGGCTAATGCTGAATTGGCTGAATATATCAAAGCCAACTATAAGTTTACACAGCTCATCCTTGAGTTTTATACACCCGGTATTCCTGATTCAGGTTGGGTACATGTGTCGTATGATCCTGCTAACTTGAAATGTCAATGCCTCACTGCTACCAAGCAGAATGGTAAGACAGTGTATCTCCCCGGACTCGTAGCTTAAGGAACAATATGAAACAGACAAAGAAACAAACAGCCAAGATTGGCAAGGTGATGCATGAGTACAAAATGGGTTCTCTGCACAGTGGCAAGGGTGGCAAGGTTGTCACTTCTCCCAAGCAAGCTGTAGCCATTGCCATGAGCCAAGCAAAGATGCCTGTCAAAGGCCAGAGAACAGCCACTAACAAGGCTAAAAAGAAATGAAGGATAGTAGACTAACCCGAGCTGGCGTAAGCGGCTATAACAAGCCTAAAGCCACTCCTAGCCACCCCACTAAAAGCCACGTTGTTGTAGCCAAGGAAGGCGACAAGGTTAAAACAATCCGCTTTGGACAACAAGGAGTGTCAGGAAGCCCTAAGAAACAAGGGGAATCCGAAGCTTACAGAAACCGCAGAGAGAGCTTTAAAGCCCGACATGCTGGAAACATTGCCAAAGGCAAAATGAGTGCTGCTTATTGGGCTGATAAAGTTAAGTGGTAGCTTGACAAATATAACATATTATGTTATAATAGAAACATATAAGGAAATAGTATGACATATTTAGAAGCTGTCAATAGTGTACTACGAAGACTCAGGGAGCGAGAAGTTGCCTCTGTGTCCGAAAGCTCCTATAGCAAGCTGATTGGTGACTTTGTTAATGATGCCACCAATGAGGTGGAGAATGCTTGGAGCTGGTCTGCTCTGAGAACTACATTAACCCTGACAACCACAGCCAACATTTTTAACTATGAGCTGAATGGTAGTCAAAACAACTTCACAGTGTTGGATGTCATCAACGACACACAGAACCAATTCATGTCCTATCGTGATGGTGCTTGGTTTGATAATGCCTTTCTGAATCAAGGTGTTGTTACAGGTTCTCCACAGTATTACAACTTCAACGGTGTTGCCAATGATGGGGATACACAGGTTGACATCTATCCTGTGCCTGATGGTGTGTACACAATTCGCTTCAACGTCATCTTGCGTAATCCACTCATGACAACCGATGGAGCTGACATCATTGTTCCTTCACGTCCTGTGGTGCTCTTAGCCCATGCTAAAGCCATTGAAGAGCGTGGTGAGGATGGAGGCAATGCCAGCATGAATGCCTATGCTGCTGGTCGTTCTAGCTTGGCTGATGAGATTGCTCTTGATGCTGCTCGCCGCCCTGATGAAACTGTTTGGTATCCAGTATGAAACAACTCTCTAGTGCTGCTGTTGCTGCTCCCGGCTTCTATGGGCTTAACACCCAAGAGAGTGGAGCAGTGTTGTCTGATGGGTTTGCACTTGTAGCTTCCAATTGTGTCATTGATAAATATGGACGTTTAGGCGCACGTAAGGGCTGGGTACAAAAGACAACAACAACTTCTGGTCTTAATGGTGGAAAGATTTATAGCATCTTTGAATATCTGAATGCTGATGGAACAATTGATTACCTGAGTGCTGGTAATAACAAACTCTGGAGAGGTGGCATTGGTGCAACCCTCACAGATATTACACCAACAATGACTATTACAGACAATCATTGGCAGATGGCTTCTTTGAAAGACCATTGCTTAATGGTTCAGAAAACTCATGAGCCTGTATTGTTTACAAGAGAGACAGGAACTGCTGTCACTGATAAACTTGTAAGCCATGCTGGACATGCTGGTGTCACTTTCTCTTCTCCTGTGTTTGGCACAGGAACAGCCAATGGCCCTAATGCTTGCTTAGCTGCTTATGGACGTTTCTGGGTGGCAGGAAGTACAGCTTATCCAACTACCTTGTTCTGGTCTACAGACATTGCTGACTCTCATTTCCCTACCTTTGACACTGGTGGTGCTCGTACCTCTGGTAGTCTTAATATAGCTTCTAAGCTTCCTAACAACACTGATGAAATTGTAGCTCTTGCTGCACACAATGGTTTCTTAATTGTCTTCTGTAAACAAAACATTGTCATTCTGAATGGTGCTGAGACACCCACTACAGCAATGACCATCTCTGATGTCATCCCCGGTGTGGGCTGCATTGCACGAGACAGTGTACAAAAGACAGGTAATGACTTGTTGTTCTTGAGTGCTTCAGGCTTGCGTAGCCTTGGACGTACCATTCAAGAGAAGAGTATGCCTATGCGTGATCTCTCTAAGAACATTAGAGATGACTTGTTTAGTGTCATTGCCAACACAGAAGCCAAAGCCATCAAGAGCTGTTACTCAGAGAAGTATGGTTTTTATTTGTTAAGCTTTCCTTCCACTGCTTCTCCTGTTGTCTATTGCTTTGACTTAAAACAAGCCTTACCAGATGGAGCTGCACGTGTCACCTCATGGGCTGGCTATGCTGCTTATGCCTTCTCTGCAAACAGAGATGGCTCTTTATACATTGGTAAGCCAGCAGGGATTGGTGAATATTCTGGCTATCAAGACAATGGACAAAAGTATGTCTTTACATATTACACCAACTACTTTGACTTTGGACAACCAACCATTAACAAGATTGCTAAGAAGCTTGGCTTTGTGTTGATTGGTGGTGGTGGTCAACGCTTTGTTGCTAAACTTGGCTTTGATTATTCAAACCAATATAGCAGCTATCCCGTTATTATGGAAACAGGAAGCTATTCAGAATATAACGTAGCTGAATATAACATTGGTGAATACTCATCAGGAATTGTTATTGATGATGCTTATGTTTCTGTTGGTGGTCAAGGAAAGATTATTCAGATGGGCTTTGAGGCTGAAGTGTCTGGTGCTCCTCTAAGCGTACAGAAGATGGATATATTTATCAAGCAAGGAAAGATTTACTAATATGAGTAATTACACGAAGCTAACAGCTTACGATACCAAGGATAGCTTAACAACTGGTGATCCTCTTAAGCGCATTAAAGGCACAGAGCTTGATGATGAGTTTGATGCCATTGCATCAGCCATTGCAACTAAAGCAAACCTAGCAAGCCCTGAGTTTACAGGAACTCCTACAGTGCCTACAGCTTCTGCTGGTACAAACACCACACAAGCAGCTTCTACAGCCTTTGTACAGGCTGCTATTGCCTTGTTATACCCTGTTGGTTCTATCTACACCAATGCCACCAGTGCTGTGAATCCCGGTACTCTGTTGGGCTTTGGAACATGGACAGCCTTTGGTGCTGGACGTGTGATGGTTGGCTTTGATTCAAGCAATGCTTTGTTTGATGTAGCTGAAGAGACAGGTGGTAGTGCCAATACTATTAACGTAAGTCATACACACACAGCAACATCTACTGTTACAGACCCCGGACATTCTCACCAGATGGGTGCTGTGGATTCAACAGCAGGCGATGGTGGTGCTAGTACCTCTGAATTTGTAAGAAACTATCCCGGAAGTCAAAATCCAACATCAAGCACTGTTACAACAGGCATTACAGTGGCAACAACAGTGGCTTCTGCTGGCTCTTCTGGAACCAATGCAAACTATCAACCATACATCACTGTCTATATGTGGAAGCGTACAGCTTAATAAGGAAATACTATGGCATTATTTGATATTATCAGTGGAGGTTTAAACCTTCTTGGTGGAATGCAAGCTGGTAAGGCTGCTAGAGATTCTGCCAATGCTACGCTACAAGCTGGACGAGAGGCTAATGCAGCCAATTTAGAAGCAGCTCGTATTGCTGCTGAAGCTGCTAAGTTTAAACCATATAGCATCACCTCTGGCTTTGGTCGTGGCTTCTTTGATACAGAGAAGGGTACGGCTGGCTATGAGATTGACCCACGTTTAGCTGCCTTTAGAGACACCCTCTATGGACAAGCAGAACAAACAATGGCTGGTGTTGGTACACCTGAGCAAGAGGCTCAGAAGTATTACATGCAGCAGATGGGCTTGCTTGCTCCTCAACGTACACAGGAAGACATTGCTGCACGTGAGGCTGGCTTGCGTACAGGACGTATTGGCCTTGGAGTTTCTGCTGGTGCTGCTGGTGCTGGCGATATGGCTGGTATGTTGAACCCAGATGAGTTTGCACGTATGCGAGCACGTGAGTTGGCTAATGCTCAAATTGCAAATGAGAGCACCACCTATGGACAAAACCTCATTGACAAACTCATTGCTCGTGGCACTGGTTTGTTCTCTGCGGGCACTGGTGTTGAACAACTTGGTATGTCACCCCTGACAATGGGAGCTGACATTGGTAATAAGGCTGCCATCTCTCAAGGACAACAAGCACAGGCTCTGCTTTCAGGAGGCCAAGCTGGTGCAAGGTCAATGCTGGATGCAAGCACTAATGCTGCTCAGTATAACTTGGCTGCTGGCTTAGGACAAGCAGGAGGCTTACAAACTGCTGGTAAAGCTCTTGCTGGTATGGACTTTAGCCAGATGAGAAACCCCTTCAGTGGAATGTTTACAAGTGCTCCTGTGCCAATCAATCCCCCTTACAGTGAGCAACCAGTAAATAATACAACTTCAAGCTATTGGAGATAATAAATATGGCAACAAATACAGTTGAGAGTTTGTTTAATCTGCCCACAGCAGGACAAGCACGACAGCAATACCTTGAAGGAATGATGACAGCTCCGGGTCAAATGAATCAGCTCAGCTTGCTACAACAAGTGGCAGCAATGGGACGTGATGCTGGTGCTGGTTTGGGTGTTGCTGGTGGTCGCTTGTTTGGTGGCAGAACAGCAGATGAGGTTCGCATTCAAGGTGTGAACGAAGCAATGGCAGAAGCCACACAGATGGGTGGTACAGATGCAGAGATGTATGCCAATCTTGCTAAGGGCTTGGCTGCTCGTGGTTTGACACAAGATGCTATGGCTGCAACAGAGAAGGCTCGTGCTGCTAAGCGTGAAGAACAAGTTATTAATCTGGCACAATCTCAAGAGACACGTAATGTGGCTCAAGAGGCACGTAATGTTGCTGCTGAAGCACGTAACGTTGAAGAGTTCCAGCAGAAGAAAACTAAGTTTGAACAAGAGACAAAGCTCTATCCTCTTACATTGAAGAAGGCTGGCTTAGAGGTGTTGAACTTGGAAGAAGCCATGAGAGGTGATGTCGGTAATAAGAATTATTATCAACAAGCCATTGAGACAGGCTTTGACCCAACCACTAAAGCACCATTAACCACTGACCAGATAGCAGTTTTCAAGGGTAAGATTAAAGATATTGATACAAAGCTTGCTAATGCACAAGCTGAGATTGATATGAAGCGTGAGCATTATGCAGCACAGGCTGCTCATTGGAAAGCAATTGAAGGTCAAGGTGCTTCTCAGATTCAACTTGCTCGTGAGAAGATGAACCAAGAGAACTTCTCTCAGCCAGCATCTATCCAACTTCCTCCTGAGTTTCCGGGTGGTGACTTCAAGAAAGTTTATGTTGGTGCTGCCAATCCTAAGACAGGTAAGGTTCGTGGTAAAGACGGTAACATCTATGACAATATTAATGATGCTGCACGTGAACAAAACCTTGGTGTTGCTGCTCCAGCAGCTCTTCCTCCAGCAGCTCCTACAAATCCAGCAGCTCCAGCTAAGAAACCTGTGAAACCACTGAGTGAGTTTTAATGGCAACATTCCTTAGTCCAGAAGAACAAGTGATGGGCTCCGTTGGAGCTTCTGGTGTAGCCCCATCTGGAGGTTTCAACTTAGTTGGAGCTTTACAAGAAGGCTACACTCCTGCACAAATTGCTGATGAACTTGCA